CTCTCGGATTGTGTACGGGTCAGGCCACATTGAGTAACCGGTCTGGAGGTCAGCATGGCTGGTCACGGTCCTCCTCCGAAGGATCCTGAAAAGCGCCGGCGGCGTAACGCTGACCCGGTGCCGACTTCGGTACTGATCGAGGATGGTGAGGTCCGGGGTCCGGATCTGCCTGGCGGGATCGAGTGGCCGGTGGTGACGTTGGCTTGGTGGAACACGTGGCGGAACTCGGCTCAGGCGGCGACGTTCACAGAGACGGACTGGGATTTCCTGGTGGACACGGCTTTGCTGCATGCCCGGTTCTGGAAGGGTGACGAGAAGGTCGCCGGCGAGCTGCGGTTGCGGGTGGCGAAGTTCGGTGCGACCCCGGAGGACCGGGCCCGATTGCGGATGCAGATCGGCGACCCGGAGCCGAAGAAGCCTTCAGGGAAGCCTGATGACAAGGACGACCCGTATGCCGGTCTTCGGGTGACCTGATGCCGTGGGTGGGGCCCACGGAGCAGAGGCCTTATCCGTCGCTCGGGTGGTACGCGCTGCGGTTCGCGTTCGAGCATCTGCCGTCTCCGCGTGATCATGAGCAACCGCTGCTGTTCACGTTGGAGCAGGCCCGCACGCTGATCGAGTGGTATCAGGTCGATGCGGAGACGGGCCGGCGTTACATCTACCGCCGCGGCGCGTCGAGGCGCGCGAAGGGCTGGGGGAAGTCGCCACGGGAGGCCGTGAAGTCGATCATCTCCCTGGTCGGGGACGTCGTCCCGGACGGGTTCGACGCCGACGGTGAACCGGTAGGCCGGCCATGGGGAACGGGTGGTCACCCGAATCCGTGGGTGCAGATCGCCGCGGTGTCGGAGGATCAAACCGACAACACCTACTCGGTGATTCATGAACTGCTTACCGCGAATGACGGCAGGGCGGCCGACGAGCTCGGTATCGACGTCGGGTTGACGCGGTGTTTCCTCCGGGATCGCCGCGGGAAGCTCGAGCCTGTCACGGCGGCGGCTGGTTCTCGCGAGGGTCAGCCGGTGACTGACGGGGTCCTTGACGAGACGCACCTGTGGCTGCCGCGGAACGGCGGGGTCAGGTTGGCGAAGACGCTGCGCCGGAACGTCGCGAAGATGGGCGGCCGGACGTACGAAACGACGAACTCGTTCGTTCCCGGTGAGGAGTCGGTTGCGGAGGCCACCCACAAGGCCGCCGTGATTGGTGCATCTGGCGTGTACTACGACGCGGTCGAGGCGCCGCCGGTGAAGGAAGACGACCCGGACGAGAAGCTGTTCGAGGCGCTCGAGGTTGCTTACGGCGACTCGTGGTGGGTGGACAAGCGACGGATCCTCGCCGACATCCGGGACCCGGACCAGCCGTGGGAGGATTCCTGCCGGTTCTTCTTCAACTGGAACGTCGACGACCGCCAGAAGGCGATCACTGCGAAACGTTGGGAGGAGTTGGCCAATCCCGGTGTGGTGGTTCCCGACGGGAGCCGAATCGGGCTCGGCTTCGACGGGTCGATCTCGGATGACTGCACCGCGCTGATCGCCACCGCTCTGGTGGGCGGGAAACCGCACACGTGGCCGATTCAGGTGTGGTCGCGCCCCAAGGACGCCCCGAAAGGTTGGCGGATCCCCCGCGTGGCGGTGTTGGATGCCGTGGCGGAGACGTTCGAGCGGTTCGAGGTCGGGTTGATGCTATGCGACCCGGCGAAGTGGCAGACCGAGATCGAGGGCTTGGCTGAAGAGTATGGCGAGGACGTGGTCGTGTTCTTCGACACCAACGTCCCCACCCGCATGGCGCGGGCCTGTGATCGGTGGCTCACCGCTGTCGCGGAGGGCAACTACAGCCACAGCGACGACGAGACCCTCACTGGTCACGTGCTGGCGATGCATCGCCGCAAGGTTCACCTCCGCGACGAGGACGACGATGGCCGCACCAAGTTCGTGTTCGTGAAGGGACCGGACCGGGCCAAGATCGACGCCGGTATCGGGTCCGTGCTGTCACTCGAGGCGTTCGAGACCATGCCGGCCCTGGAGGCCGCACAACCATTCTTCGGCGCTTGGCGATAGGAGGCGACATGGCTCACGTGCTCGACCAGGTACCCGTGGGCCGCATCACCAAGGAGGCTCGTGAGGTCCGGTTCGGCCGGACTGTCCTGGCCGTGATCGCCGGCGTCTTGTACGGCATCGGGTGGTTGACGGCGAAACTGTTCGGTTTGGTGTGGTTCGCGGTGGCATGGGCCGGGACCGCGGTGAAGATCGGCTGGACCGATGCCCGCGGTGGAGGCGGCCGTGGGGCTTCTTGATCGGATCACCGAGGCGCGGACGGTCGAGAAGCGGTACAGCATCGACGACTGGATCGGCGACCTCGCTGCGTTCTCGTACAACGGCCACCAGTACATGGCTGGTCTCAACACGACCTACGACGGTCAGCGGTTGCAGGCGATCTCGCACACACTGCCTGGGTACATGTCGCAGTTGCAGCAGGCGCCGCCTGCCTTCGCTGCGCAGATGCTGCGCGCATTCGTGCTGTCCCAGGCCCGGTTCGTGTTCCGGAACCGGCGAGTCTCAGCCGCGCCCCGAAAGATCTTCGGAACGACGGCGCTCGGGATACTGGAACAGCCGTGGCGCAACGCCACCACCGGTGAGCTGCTGTCGCGGATGGAGTGGAACGCCGGCCTGGCCGGCAACGCTTTCGTCTACCGCAAGCGGACCCGCGCCGGGCTGCAACTGAAGCTGCCGCGACCGGACTGGACTGGGATCGTGTACGGCTCGGAGAGCGAACCGGACGACCCGGAGTGGGCGCTCGACGCGGAGGTCCTCGGCTACGTGTACCGCTCCGGCGGTTTGATGGGCGGCTCCGGTCAGTTGCAGCAGCTCGACGCGGACGACGTCGCCCACTGGTCGCCATTGCCGGATCCGCTGAACCCAGGCCTGGGGATGTCGTGGCTGACCCCGGCAATCCGGGACATGCAGGCTGACCGGTCGGCGACCGAGCACAAGCTGAAGTACTTCACGAACGCCGCGACACCGAACCTGGTGATCAAGGGGATCCCGGCGCAGACCCCGGCACAGTTCAACGAACTGGTCGACGCGATCGAACAGAAGCACGCAGGCGCCGGGAACGCATTCAAGACTCTCTATTTGACGGCCGGCGCGGACGCGACACCGATCGGCGCGAACCTGAAGGACATCGACTTCCATGCGGTGCAGGGATCCGGCGAAACGCGGATCAGTGTCCTGTCCCGGGTCCCGGCAGCGATCCTCGGAATCAGCGAGGGGCTGCAGGGGTCGAGCCTGAACGCAGGCAACTTCGGCGCCGCTAGGCGCACCTTCGGTGACCTATGGGTGTATCCGATGCTCCAGGATCTCGCTGCCTGCCTGGCGTCGGTCGTGGATGTTCCCAGTGACTCGGAGTTGTGGTTCGACACCGCCGACATCCCGCTGCTGCGGGAAGACGGCAGGGACGCGGCTGAGATTCAGGGCCTTGAGTCACGAACGATCCGCACACTGCTGGACGCGGGGTTCGAGCCGGAGACGGTGATCGCCGCCCTGCGGTCCAACGACTGGAACTTCCTCAAGCACTCGGGCCTGTACAGCGTCCAGCTGCAGAAACCCGGCTCGGCGGCTCCGGCACTACCACCGCAAGGAGAAGGCGCATGAACGGACCAGAGTTCCGCGCGGTCGAGTTCCGCGCCACCGAACAGACCGGTGATGGGCGAACCCTCGAAGGCTACGGCGCGGTGTTCGACACCCCGTCCCGGATCCAGGACTGGTTCGGGTCCTGGCACGAGTCGATCGCCCGCGGAGCGTTCAAGAAGACCCTGCGGGCGAAGACGCCGGTGCTGCAGTTCGACCACGGCCGCGACGCCCGCACCGGGTCAGTGCCGATCGGGTCGATCAGCGAACTGTCCGAAGACGACAAGGGCCTGTTCGTGCGTGCGCGCCTGTTCGACAACCCCGTGGTGGAGCCGATCCGCCAGGCCATCGAGGGCCGCGCGATCGACGGCATGTCGTTCCGGTTCCAGGTGACCCGCGAGGAGTGGCGTGACGTCGATGGGAAGAAGCTGAAGCCCGAGGAGATCGACGACCTGCTGTGGGTCGGCACCGAAGGCATCCAGCGCACCATCCAGGAAGTCGAGCTCCACGAGCTCGGGCCGGTCGTGTTCCCCGCCTACGACGCCACGAGCGTCGGGGTCAGGTCGATGCTGTCGAAGCTCGACCCGGAGGAGCGCACGGCCCTCATCAAGGAAGTTGTCGCCGAGTTGAGGCGGCTCCCAGATCTCACCGGGCGACCCGCAGGGGCTGTGGGTGGCGGTGACTCCGACGCCAGAGAAACGGCGTCACCTTCCATCACCCGAAAGCGAGCCCACCAGAACGTGGTGCTCAAGACCTACGGAGTCATCGAATGACTGAAGTGAACGAGGAGCGCGGGCTGGTCCCCGGCAGCCTCGACGACCTGAAGGGCCTCACGCCCGACGAACTCCGCAACACCCTCGAGGTGCTCGACGCGCACCTGCGATCGCTGCACCAGACCGACGAGGGCGAGCTCCGCGACCTCAACGAGGACGAGGAGGCCGCGCTCGAGACCGGCATCGAGCTCCGCAAGGAAATCGTCGCGAAGCTCGACAAGCACGCCCGCATCAGCGAGGTGTTCCGGCAGAAGCCGCAGGCCGTGAAGCAGGCCCTGTCGAACATCCGCTACGGCCTCGACGATGTCGCGTCCGACGTGCGCCGGCTCACGAACTCCGAGGCGCGTGACCGGGCGCTTCGTTCGCTGGACTCGCGCGACGGCGGCGGCCACCTGTCAGCCCCGGCGAAGGACCTGGTGGAG